ATGAATCCACTTTGGGTTATTGAAAATGTCAAGGGAGCGATCGAATTCTTCAATGACGAGCTGGGCAGGCCTTGGCATCAACGCATCGGACCTATTTTTCTGTGGGGAACTATTCCTTGGATCGATTTTGTCGACGCAGCAAGCAGAGAACACAAAAAAACAGATCGTGGCGCCTGGACTAAAGGCAGTCGAGCATTGAGGCCAAACTTGCGCGCAATGGTGCCTTGGGACGTTTCTCAGGGTTTATTGAATGCGCTCGAACACCAAACAAGCCTCACAGACTTTGTGCGCCTTCTTTGATGATGTTCATGATCGCTTCATCATCATTTAATTGGTATTCTTCGATAACGACCAAGTAATTGAAAAGAACATCTTGCCCGGCATCCATGATTGTTACATGCAAATCACGAACAGCAACATGGTCCGGATCGATTAAGTATTCTTGAGGCGCTGCTGCAGACCCTGCTTTCCACGCCCATCCAAATTGTGAATTGTCTGCAGCATCTAACCGATCTGCCAAAATAATTGGATTGAAAGACAATGATGCCAGAAAGGAATCACCGCCGGTTGAGGACCAAACGAAGAAACCTGTAACCTTGTACCCTCTGTTGATCAAACCGTCATCCACGATGATTTGTTTCTTTCCAACACCGCTGGAAGGCAAAATTTGACCACGAAGAGTTCGTGTTCGAGTACGCTTCACTTCTTCGCCTCCTTGTGTGCTGCTTTCACAGCCCGCTTGAATCCGTCTTTCTTCCATTCGCCGTTCTTCTTCTTGAAGTTCTTTGAGACGCGCTTGAAGGCTGCTTTGTACTTGCGTGCATAGGCGCTTCGCTTGCGTCCTTTAGGAGCCTTTCCTGCTGCTACTGCGCCTGTCGTGGTCCCTTCAACGAATCCTTGAACGATCTCTGGTTCCAAACCCGTAAGAGTAGCCACAGGCACAAGGAGAGCATCAGCAAGCGCACGAAGTCGCATGGCCAAGGCTATGTCCTGTTGAGATGGCATTTAGAACGCCTCACTGTTGGGAGAGTGCCAATGCCATTGCTGCGCTTTGAGAGAGTGTCTCAACCGTACATTCAAGAATCAATTGAGCCTGTACTTCACCCAAATCGCTTGCAATGTTTTGATCAATGCCTAGGAAGATTTGATCAACCGCTACAAGGTAGCCGTTATTGAAATCCTGAGGCATCAAATCGTTGGTTTCAGTCATTGCCGTAATTGCACCGTTTGCTTCACCAACGCTAAGAGTTCCAGCAGCGATAAGAGAGCGCTCGGTAAAAGACACCAAAGCGCTTTGGGTTTGAGTCGTCAATTGAAAGCCAGCAAAGTAATTGGCGTTATCTTTCGATGGTGTTGAAAGTTGGTTTTCATCAACAATGCGTGCTTGAACATTGTGAATTCGCAGCACGGATTTACCCAGGGCGTCAACAAATGCGCCTAGATCAACGGAGGTTTCTGCGTAGGTTGTACCGTTACCAGTGACGGATGCTCGGATGAAGAAAGAATCACTCTTTGCCATGTTTAGCCCAGGCATCGACAGCACATAAAGGAAGCATGAGATGTTGCTTAGAGATCTGCAGCCCATCTTCACGGCGAAGCCGTACTAAAGCACGCCATAAGATACTCTCCCCAACACACCCACCCCATGCCAACAAGCCATAGGTTATAGGGATGGCTACGGATCTCCACAGGGTTAATACCTACCTACTATGTCGAAGCAGACATGGGGAGACAGAAAACCTTGTGGATTGACGAAGATTGTTGGGCGAAATTAGAGCAAATGGAAGGTGAATCTATTTCGGGCAAGGTGCGAACTGCGATAATGTCGCATGAAATCGATCGAGAAGCGCAGGTACAGGCCCTGAAAAGACAAATTGCACACCTTGAAGCGTACATTAGTGACCTCGAAAAGCGCCCAAAGCAAAGGAGGACAATGCAATGAAGGTATTCATTGACTTGTTTTGTGGACTCGGTGGTGCTTCATCGGCTTTTGTCCAGGCACAAGGGTGGAAAGTTATCAAAATTGACAACAATGAGGCGCTACTTCCACACGTACACGGAATGATTCTTGCTGACGTACACGACACGGACAATATCAAGAGCATTTTGACAGCGCTTTTATTTGAACACACAGACGAAATTGAACAGATCGTTGTTTGGGCATCACCGCCATGCACAGAGTTCTCATTGGCTAACCCACTCAGGCCCGAAGAACCGGATATGACTTTGCTTGAAGACACCATCGAAATCATACGGTGGATCGTTGAGGGTGACGATACTGGACAAATGAATCCACTTTGGGTTATTGAAAATGTCAAGGGAGCGATCGAATTCTTCAATGACGAGCTGGGCAGGCCTTGGCATCAACGCATCGGACCTATTTTTCTGTGGGGAACTATTCCTTGGATC